GCGGTACAAGCGGCGCGGTTTTCAAATTTTCAATTTGAAAATCCGCGGTTTCGGCCTTCGGCCGAAACTGACTTGCCCGAATTGGAAATTCGGTCAAGTCACCAGCCCTGACGGATTTGTTTGATTATAAGGAAACGGCAGAGGCTTCAACGTTTCTTGATCCCTTGAATCAAAAGAAATCCGTTAGGATTTCCTCCTCCGCTAACCACTAAATACTAAATACCAACCACTGAAATTCTGATTTGTCGCCCCGCGGCAAATCAGAATTTACCCATCCACCTCCGGCAGCCCGGCCACGCTGGTGAGCAGGCTCAGGATGCCGGCGAGGACGCTGGAGGACAGCACCAGCTTCCAGTTGACGTCCCCCATCGCGGCGGACGTGCCGATGGTGGCGGCGGCGGTCTGGGCTACCGTCTTGATGGCGCGGATGCCCGCGGCCTTGAACCACTTGCCCCAATCTCTCATATCTGTCTCCTTTCCGGCGCTCATGCGCCCTTGGTCAGTATGGCGATGCCCGCGCCGACGGCGGCCATCACCACGGCCTTGACGATCTCCCAGGTGATCTTGCGCCACTTGTCGGCGGGCTCGCGCTCCAGCTCGGCCACGCGCTTGCCCACGTCCTGGACGGAGGTCTTGACCTCGCCGATTCCGTTGGCCAGGTTATTGACCGCGTTGGTCAGGTTGGCGAGCTGGATCTGGGTCTGCTGCAATTTCTCGATCTTCTCGTCGTGCTCGTGCAGCCTGCGGTTGTAACTGGTGTGTTCCTGCTCATTGGCCCGCAGCGCGCCAACGATCTCGGCATACTGTTCATCGTTCATTTCTAATCACCGCCTTTACTACGTGTATTACCATTGCGGCCAGCAGCAGCGATACCGCGAGGCGCTTCCACGGGATCGCTGCCAGCCGGCACAGCAGCAGGTCAGCACGGGCTACGGCAGTTTGGATTTGTCGCATGATGTCCATGGCGCATGATCACGGCTCCTTTGTATGGTGTGGGGATATGGCGGCCCAGGGGCCGCCGCTACAAGGGACGGCGGCGTCGGTACGGTTACGGGCCCTCGGACGTGATGTCCACGCCCGGGCGGTTGTAGTCGATGAAGTACGGGTCAAACCCCTCAAACCCTGCCCACCTCCGCACGGCCAGCAGGGCAAAGAAAAGCGCCGCGGTCAGCAGGACCAGGGCGGCGGCGGCGCGCAGGGCGCGCTTCACTGGATCAGCCGGGCGTATTTCGAGGAGACCCAGCCGTTGGAGTTGTCGAAGATGATCAGGTACCAGTCCCGGCCGTCCACGGCCTCGGTGACGCCCCGGTAGATCAGGATGTCGCCCTCGTGCACCGTGCCGATGTCCCGGGAGGACGTGCCCGGGGCGCTGCGGACGTTGACGGAGCCCCCGGTGATCTGCACGTGGCCGCAGGTGGCGGCCAGCAGCGCGGCCTCGGTGGCCTGGTCATAGATTCCAGTCTCTTTCAGCTTGGCGGACTTCTGGAAGGCCTTCACGGCGTCCTCGGTCTCCCTGCCGAAGTCGCCGTCCGCGCCGTATTCCGGCAGGCAATCCGGCTTCCACTTCAGCAGCAGCGCCTGCAGGGCCTTCACCTCCGGGCCCTCGTCGCCACGCTTCAGGTCGCCGGTGATGGGAGCGTCGTCCTTCCCCGCCTTGCTCCCGTTGCTCAGCACCACCACGGTGTGCCCCTGGGTGCGGGTGACCAGGATGTCGCCCCGCCGCAGGTACTTGTCGCTGTCGGTGTACTTCGCCCCCTTCAGCTCCGTGAAGGCTCCGCTGTCCAGCAGGGCGGCGGGCTCGGTGGGGGTGCGGAAGTTGGGCAGCTTCACCCCGGCGTAGGCGCAGCACACCCGCACCAGCGCCGAGCAGTCCGTCTCGCAGTTCTCCCTGACCTTGTTGCAGTTGAAGCCCAGGGGCTTCGACACGTCGTACAGCGTCAGCCGCTGGCCCTGGTCGTAGCCGATGTGGCTGTTGTCGCAGGCCCACTGCATGTCCTGGGCGATTTTCTCCGCCACGGCGGGGTCCTTCGCCCGGAACACCCGCCAGCCCTTGGCGTGCTTGTACCACGACTGGGTGGAGACCTCCTTGCCGGTCTGGTCCCCGGCCCTGCCGCCCTTGGCCCTGCCGTTCTCGTCGATGCGCGCGCTGCCGATCTTCACTGACATCTGAATCACTCCTTTACAGCCATACTATTCCCGGTCCCCGCCGGCGCGTTCGCCGCGGTTGAATGCGAACCGACCCCGCCGGGGTCGGCTTCACGCTCAGTTGTCCAGCCGTCGCCATGTAATGGATGAAAGTACGGTCGAATTGCCCGCCATATACGCGGAATAGGTATGCTCATGCCCTATGAACAGGGCCGTCCTGTTGTATTTCCCCTGGAAAACAATGATCGTGCCGTACAGGTTTTGCGGCCAGTATGAAGCGTTATAGGTAGGGCTTGCCGCGTAATATACTCCGGGGGCAAGTGTGGAAGGATTTGTGTCGCCATTGACATAGGTTAGGGCCTGTGAAATGGGCCTTATAGTGCCGCTTGCCACTTAGGCCACCCCCTCGGGCGTCCTGGCCTCCCAAACCCTGAAGTCCACGCGGTTGCCCCATGCGTCGGTGATCTCCACCTGCACATAGTCGGTATCCGCGTTGTTGCCGAAGGCATAGGCCCCCAGATAGGCGTGGAAGCCCTGATGGGCGGCGTCCTCGGTATCCTTGATGACGATGCCCTTGTCCCACTGGTCGTTGGCGGCGTTGTGCTTGATCTGATGCAGGAAGTACTTCTCCATAATTCATCCTCCTTATCGGGTAGTGACGGCGACGGCCTTCGGCAGCGCGAACACGGGACGAATACTGCCGACTCCGTTCATAAAACCGAGGTTTTGAATGGTAAAATAGCCGTCGTGGGTGGTCCATTTCAGGTAGTTGGGCGGTCTGTTCTCGGCGGATAATGTGTCCGAGAAGTTCCAGCGCACCAGCTGGTGTTCGACGGTCAGCCCCGCCATGTCGTAGCTGGCGGATGATTCCGCAGCGGGGATGGGGATGGACGACGACGCGGCAAGCACGGCGGTGTCGGGCGCCGCCCCGATGTTCGCCGGGGTGATGCCCTGTACATTGCCGTTGAAAATCGTATCCCCGTTGAACGTCGCATTGCCGCTGCGGTCCACCACGAACTTGCCCACCTGCAAGCCCTTGTAGTTGAGGCCGATGTTGTTGCCATAGCGCAGGCCGAAGTTCTGGGAATACTGTTCGGATACGACGATGTTCCTTACGCCGGTGCTATTAACGTACAGCGTGAAGTAAGTCTCGTTGCTCGACACATGATACGTCATGCTGTAGCGCTCATATTCGCCGTCATCAATGGCACCGTGTATATTGCCCTGGGCATCTTCGCTGCCGTAGGCCGGCGCTTCCGTCGCACCAATCGCGTGTACTTCCTCGCCATGCTCGTCTATGTAGCCAAAGGAGTACGACATATCGGAAATATGGCTTCTGGTCGTCATGGTGATGATTATGATCTGCCCCCGAAGCTGCTCGGCATTCTCGCATGATATAATACAGACGTTGCCATAACCACGCTCATTCCTACTGTCGCTGACGATCCACCCGTCCTCCACGTGTTCACCGTTCAGCATCGACGAGGAATCGTACTCATCCGGAATTCTGTATGGCGGTTCATAATTCCTGAAATTGATCAGCCCGACGTTCAACTGCCCCGCGTTGATATAGCTGGCGTTGATGTACAACTCCCCATTGTACAGCACCAGCCCCTGGGCCGCGCCGTTGTCGGTCAGGCGGTTGAAGATCTCCTGCTGGGTCAGGCTGTTGTCCAGCGCGCTCACCGCGTTCTGGGCGGCCTGGGCCTTGTTCCAGGCCGCCTTCGCCGCCTCGTAGGCCGAGGATACCGACACCATGGAATAGGCCCAGCTGCCGTCCGAGAACACGGTCAGGTCGGTGAAGTACAGCGTGTTGGTCGAGCCGGAGGTATAGGTCGGCTCCGTGTCGTTCCAGCCCCCCGTCGGCGGATTCGTCGTGGGCTTGGCGGGGGCGGCCTGGGTGGAGGATTGCAGCAGGTAATACCGCGTCGTGGACCAGACATCCACAACGCTGGACAGGGTGATCGCCGCAGATGCCTTGATGGCCATGCTTATCCCTCCAGCTGCGC